TTCCGACCAAAAGAGTATAATCGAAGGTAACTATATAATGGAAAGTTACGTACCGAAAGAATGTAAAAGATCGTTATTTATGTTGAATACTTGTGTCGGGCATACTAAACAGATATTAGGTATTAACAATCCTTTCATTCTAACCCCTTATCAACTGCTAAAACATCTGAGGAAGAATAATGAAAAGACCTAAAGCACCAGAGCCTACTGCACAAGAACTAGCCGTAGTAGAAAGACAAAGTAGACAACTTGATGAAGAAATGGAAGAGTCTGAAAAAAGACTCAAAGCTTTGGCTCGTGGAAAGCTAGGGTCTAAGTCTTTGTTAGCAAAAGCTGGCAGTGCTAGTAAACAGTCTGGTGTGTCAAGAGGATTTACTGGGGCTGGGGCTGGTATCTTTGGAGGCGGTAGTGCAGGAGGCGCAGGGTTGCGATCTGGTACAGGGTATACTGCAACTAACACTTCCATAAAAAAGGCGGCTAAATAAAAGATGAAACTTCCAAAAGAGCTAGGGTCTTTACACGACTTAAAAACAAGAGAGTTGCAAGCGTTTGATAAAATGGCGCAATGGCATAACTTGCTTGATGACTGCTATGAGTATTTTCTACCTAACAGAAACTTATTTGATTCTGCTGTTTCTGGCTCTAAGAAGATGGATCGTATCTTTGACTCCACTGCAATCGAAGCTATCCAACAAGGAGCAAGTAAGCTACAAGAAAACATTGCTCCTATTTGGGGTAACTGGGCAACCTTTGCTCCTTCTCTCAGTGTTATAAAGGCACTGGAATCAGGCGAGTTTGATGTATCTGAAGAACAAGTTAGACAAAACCTAGAAGATCAGGCTGATATTGTTTTTGATTACATTAATCGTTCTAACTTTGCTACACAGTTCTTTGAACACGCTCTTGATCTCTTAGTAGGTACAGGTACTTTACGGATTGATGAGACTGACAACAATGATATGCCATTAGTATTTAACGCTATTCCGCAAAAAGGTATTGCGTTTGAGGAAGGCCCATACGGTTCTATCGAAACACACTGGCGTAGATTCAATGTTAAAGCAAGAAATCTAAAAAGACAGTGGAGAGGGTTTAAGCCTTCTGAGAATGTCTCTTCTTTAATCGAAAATCAACCAGATGCAGAAGTAGAAATTAGTGAAGGCGTTGTATTTATGCCTAAAGCTAAAAAGTATTACGGTTGTGTATGGGTTAAAGGCGAAGATCGCATTAGCTGGATGGAAGACTTTGGGGAATCTAGCCCTTGGGTAACTGGTCGTTACTCTAAAGTATCAGGAGAGATACGTGGTCGTGGCCCTGCTGTACAGGCTTTACCTGATGTACGCTCCCTAAACAAAGTAAAAGAGTTTGTCCTACAGAAAGCCGCTATCGACCTATCAGGTATGTACACCGCTACTGATGATGGCGTGACTAACCCCTACAATATAGTTATAAGTCCAGGGGTTGTTATTCCAGTTGGTTCTAACAACTCTTCTAATCCGTCTATCCAAAGATTAGACACAGGTGCTAACCTTGCATTGGCGCAATTTGAAATGCAGGACTTACAGGTCTCTATTAAACGAGCTTTGTTTAACGATCTGCGTGATCCTACTGGTGCTGTGCGTTCTGCGACAGAGGTAGCTATTGAGTCAAGAGAATTAGCTAAGAGAATCGGTAGTGCGTTTGGTCGATTACAGACAGAAGTGCTTGTTCCTATCTTAAAACGTGTTGTCCACATCCTAACTCGTCGAGGTATCTTACAGCCATTACAGTTAGATGGCCGTGATATCGAGATTAAGTTCTTATCGCCTCTAGCTAGAGCGCAAGATGCTGAAGATATTATTAATGTTCAACAAGCTGTACAGTTCGTCCTACAGAATGCTGGCCCAGATCAGGCTAAGATTGGCTTTAAGCAAGAAGACTTTGGAACATGGGTAGCCTCTAAGACAGGAATGCCTGCTGAGTTAGTAAGAACACCTACTGAGAAAGCACAGGTTATTCAGGCTGGTGCACAAGCGGCTCAAGCTGGAATGAAGACATCACAACCACCGATGCCTGTTCAATGAGTTGGTCAAATATTGATCAACTTGCTGATCCAGAAGTTGCTAAAAAACAAGCAGAACTACGCAAGCGAAATGCTAATGATATTGCCAAGGCGTATCATAGGGTCTTTACAACTGACGATGGAGCGCGTATCTTAGCAGACCTGACCAGAAGGTTTGTCTATGATAATGATACTTCTTTTGGCTCAGAAAATATTAATTACGAATCTGCTTACCATAACGGTGAAGCTGGTGTAGTTAAGTTTTTAATCAATCAAATGAAGCAAGCCGAAATCAAATAAGGATTACATTATGTCAGAAGAACAAGCCGCTGAACAAAGCGATACCTTGTTAGATAGTGCCGAACCTACTCTCGCAGAAGGTGAATATTATTTAACTGACGGTATTAAAGGAACTGGTGAAGTACCTGAATGGTTAGATACAAAGTATAAATCTGTAGCAGATCAAGCTAAAGGTTATTCTGAACTGTCTAAGAAGTTTGGAGGATTCAAGGGTGCGCCTAAAGATGGTTACACACCCCCAGAAGGAATTGAGAGTGACGATGCCTTGTATCAAGAGTTAGAGGCATTTGCTACTAAGACTAACATGAGTGCTGATGCATTTGGAGAAGCATGGGAATTGTTATCTGCCCAAGACTATGCCGCACAAGCTGTAGATCAAGAAGAAGAGTTGTCTAAGCTAGGCGATAACGCTCAGGAAAGAATTAAGACTGTTGAAGGGTTTATGAAAAACAACCTAGATGCAGAAACTTATGAGCAAGCTAGAGGTCTAGTGACTACCGCTGATACTATTTCTTTGGTAGAGATGTTAGTACAAGCAACGGCTCCTGCTAAACTTCCAATGGAAGGAGGCCACAATCCTCAAGGTCTGTCTTGGGAAGCTATTGAAACAGAAATGTTTAAGAAAGATGAGCAAGGAAACCTTCTTAGAAGTACCAATATAGAGCACGAGCGCAAGATTCAGAAAATGATGGAAGCGTGGGGCGGTTCTCAATAATTGATTAATACAGGGTAAAAGGTGTATAATCAAGACACTGGATACCCTTTCTCTAAAGGCCCAGTAAATTTAGGTTGAATGCTGACCATTTTTACTGGGTACTCAGCAAAAAACCTTGAAAACTTTTTTTATTACTCTTTTCGAGGAAACTATTATGAGTGCTAATCTATCATCCGTAGCGTCGATTGAATTTGACAGTATGGTCAAACACGCCTACGCGCAAAAAGGGCTATTAAAGCCTGCTGTAACAATTCGTAACAATGTAGTTGGTGACACCTACAAATTCCGTAACATGGGCAAAGGACTTGCTAACCAAAAAGCAACCTCTGCTGATGTTGTTCCTATGGGCGTAACCTATGCTTTTGCAGTAGCGACTCTTGCTAACTGGAATGCTCCAGAGTACACCGATATCTTTGACCAAGCTGAAGTTAACTTCGATGAAAAACAAGAGTTAGCAGACACTATTGCTGGCGCTTTGGGTCGTCGTAGTGATCAGTTGGTAATTGATGCAATGGATGCAATTACTCCTGCCTCTACTGTTGCCGCTGGTACTACTGGTCTTACTATGGCTAAGGTAATCGACGCTCAGGTAGCGTTGCGTGGTCAAGCTGTTCCTAACTCTAACTTGTTTGCCGCAATTAACAGTGCAGGACTTGGCGGTCTTTTAAAAGATGAGAAGTCTACTTCTGCTGATTACCAAACTGTTAAAGCACTTGTTAGCGGTGACGTAAACAGCCTAGCTGGATTCCAATTTATTATTCTTGATGATCGTGCTGAAGGTGGCTTGACTGTTGCTAGTAACGTTGTTGATTCATACTTCTTTAGCCGTGACGCTGTTGGGCTTGCTATTGGCATTGATATGAAGACTTCTGTAGATTGGGTTGCACAGAAAACTTCTTGGCTTTGTAATGGTATGCTTAAAGCTGGTGCTGTTGCACGCGATGTAGACGGTATCTGTAAAGTTCAATACAAAGATAACGTATAAGTTATTATTGCGTAACTTAATTAGGGGGGTTCGCCCCCCTTTTTTACATAAAGGTTTATTATGGCAAGTAAAATCCAACTTATATCTAATGCGTTAATTTTAATTGGTGATTTGCCTATTACATCTTTGGTTGGCAATACGCGCGCACAAACTGTTGCTAACAACCTGTATGACAACATTGTTCACAATGAACTTACAAAATACCGTTGGGGATTTGCAAGAAAAAAAGCACAGTTATCTAAAATTAATGAAACTCCAGTAGGTATTGAATACAGCACTATGTATCAGTTGCCTGCTGATTTGTTAGTATTTATTAAAATTAATCCTAGCATTAATTATCAAATTCTTGGTGATCGAGTATATTGCAACACTGAATCTAATTTATACTGCGATTACATCTACACCGTCTCTGAATCTGTTTGGCCTGCATATTTTTCAAAAATGGTAGAGTACGCTTTAGCAAAAGATTTTGCTATGTCTATTAGAGACAGCGCATCTACTAAACAATTAATGAATGAAGAGTATATTAATGCATCAAACATGGCTAGATATACAGATTCTCAACAACATCCAATAACTCCTCTTGCAAGCAGGCCTTTTGTTGATGTGAGGTTTTAATGGCTAAAAGTTATTTTTCGCAAAATAGTTTTGTTAGCGGAGAACTATCTCCTTTACTTAAAGGTCGTATTGATCTTGACCAATATTATCAAGGCTTAGAAAATGCT